TTGATGGATCAAATAAAGTTAATGATTCAATAGTGTATTACGACTCAAGTAGTGATACATTTAAAGCAGATACCACAACAACTAAACTCACACTTGTCAATGGAGGTAATTTTTAGGCCATGTCTAACACAATAAGAATTAAAAAAAGAGCAGCGTCTGGTAGTGCGGGTGCGCCGTCTAGTTTATCTCCATCAGAACTAGCTTTTAACGAAAATGATCTGAAATTATATTATGGATTCGGTGATAATGGATCTACCCCACCATCTGCAAGTTCAATTATTACTGTTGGTGGATCTGGAGCATTTTTTAACAAGACAGATACAAGAACTGCAAATACAATTTTAGCTGGCCCTACAACTGGATCTGCGGCTGCTCCTACATTTAGAGCTTTAGTTGCTGCTGATTTACTTAAATTAAATGAATTTACTGCTCCTGATGGATCTGTAAGTTTAAACAGTCAAAAGATTACAAACTTAGCAACGCCGACAGCTGATGGTGATGCGGCAAGTAAGTCATATGTTGATGGTGTTTCTCAAGGTTTAGATATAAAAGATTCTGTTGTAGCCGCAACTACAGCAAACATTACTATCGCAACTGCTCTAAATAATGGCGACACTTTAGATGGTGTATCTCTTTCAACAAATGATCGAGTGTTGGTCAAAGACCAGTCTAGTGCGTCCGAGAATGGTATCTACATAGTCGGGTCATCACCAGCAAGGGCTGATGACTTAGCTGCTGGGGCTGATGCAGCGGGTATGTTTACTTTTGTTGAGCAAGGTACTGTCAATGCTGACAATGGTTTTGTTTGTACATCTAACAAAGGATCAGCGGTAGTTGGGACAAATAATTTAGCTTTTGCTCAATTTTCTGGGGCGGGTTCAGTTACGGCGGGTGATGGACTTGATAAGTCTGGAAATACTTTATCTCTTGATCTCAAGTCAAATGGTGGTCTAGTTATTGAGTCAACTGAATTAGCTGTTGATTTAGCAGCAAGTTCGATTACTGGAACTCTAGCTATTTCTGACGGGGGTACAGGTGCAACTTCAGCCTCAGCTAGTAGAACGGCTCTCGGTTTAGCCATCGGCTCAGACATACAGGCCCATGACGCTGACTTAGATACTTTGTCAGGTTGTCAATCTGGTGCGGCGGCGGCCTTAGCTGCTTTGACTTCAACTGAAGTAGGAATCTTAGATGGCTGCACAGCCACAACAGCTGAACTTAATATTTTAGATGGTGTTACAGCTACAACGTCTGAATTGAACATAATGGACGGAGTTACTGCAACGACTTCAGAACTCAACATTATGGACGGAGTGACAGCAACGACTACTGAGTTGAATTTGATGGACGGAGGCACAGCTGCCACCTCAACAACTTTGGCCACAGCAGATCGCTTTGTATGCAACGATAATGGCACAATGAAACAAGTAGCACTCAGCGACCTTGTGACATTCTTGGAAGACGGAGCAACATCTGGTTTTGATGTTAATGGGGGAACTTATTGAATCAAACTAAATACTAGGAGGATAAACAAATGGCGGTCACAATTAAACTCAAAAATGCAAGTGGCAGCGATCCAAGTGCTAGTGATTTGGTTGTTGGTGAAGTAGCAGTAAGAACAGACGAAGGCAAACTATTTACTAAAAAAGATGATGGAACTGTCACAGAAATCTCAGGAGGTGGCGGTGGTGCGACTGGAGGAGGCTCAGATCGTGTTTTCTTCGAGAACTCGCAAACAGTAACGACAAACTATACAATCGGTGATACATTTGGAGCAGCTTGCAACGCAATGGCGGCTGGCCCTATCACCATAAATAGTGGCGTGACTGTCACTATCAACTCAGGAGAGGTTCTTACTATTGTTTAAAATGATAGAACAAACACAAAAACAAATCGTTGAGTGGAAAGCTGAACTCAATGTTCAAAAACAAAAGAAGCTTGAAGCTGAAAAAATACTTGATGAAATAACAAGAACTATTTTAATGATTGAGGGCGGGATTCAGTTTGGTGAGATTGCATTGAGGAAAAGCGAGTCAGCAAACCAGCCATCAGGTACAGTGGAGCTAGGCCGATCACAAGGCAAAACGTCATCAAAGTCAAAGGCATAGCCATTTTTAACAAAATTTCTTTTAACATAAATGATTGATCGCATTATAAAAATTATTTCTATCTTGTCATTTTTGATGTCATTATCAATGGCAGCTTTCGGATATGTAGCAATTCGCTATATGCAAAGCCCAGAGTTTGAAAGAACATTAAAGAACAAAATCATGGGAAGTCTGGAGGATAAACTACCAGATGTGATGGGAGATAAGATACCAAAATTCACAGGGCCATCTGTACAGCTACCAGAACCAAAGAAGGTGAATCCTCTTGGAAATACCAAGAATTGAAATACCGCAGATACAGATAAAACAGATTTATATTCCCAGAACAAGAACATGGGAACAATATCCAACAACTTTAGACATTATTGATAAACCAAAGCTTGATTATCCTGTGGTTAGTTATCCAACATTCGAGGCTTTAGAATATCACCCTGACAAATTTATTCCAACAGGTCCAGTAAAACAGCCAGAACAACCGCAACCAGATATACCACAGCCACCAGAATATAAACCTCAAGTAAAAAAAGATAAAGAGTTTTTCATAAAATGTCCGTCTGAGGATAACATTCCAGTAGGAAGCTACCCCAATGACCTTAAATTACAAGTGGTCATAGGTCATTCTGTAAAAAATGGAAAGTGTTATGAAATCTACAGAGATTCAACCTTTGT